TGAAGACTACTATATTACAACCCATATAGAATTAAAAACTAACGGATTATTAAATAAAGATATAAGACTTAAGAGTATGTCATTTTCATCTCTAGCCTATGATGAAAAAGCCTTTTATTCAATTACTACTAAAGGTGGAAACAAAATATATCCATTCCATAAGATAGATGATGCTTATGTATTTAAAACAAAGAATCCATTTAGAATATATAAAGACTCAACTTCGTATATGCATTTAACTGGAGATTCTGGTATATCAGTTCTTCCTTACAATATTGATGGACAAAGAGGAATAACTATTCCTATAAATAGTCAGAAATCTCCAGCCTACAGTTTAGGGGGTATTCAATTATTTTTATTCTACAACAAAGATTATACAATTGAAAGCAATACAAAGGTAGCAAGAATTAAAACACTTGATAACACTTTTGATATTTGGCTAGAAAAAGAGGTAGAAGGTAAAAGAGGATTTATAAAAATATATGACGCAATAACTGGGGTAGAAGATAAAAATTCTACTTTCTATCAAGATGGACAACAAATTAAAAACCCAGTAATAGAACCATTAACATGGTCTTCAATATCTATATCCCTGTTTGCTAACATAAACTTAGATGCAAGTATAGGTCAATTAGAACTATACCCTGGATTCTTATATAATAATATAGCCTTATATAACAAATCCTATGTAATATATGGAAAAACTTTAGGATCTAAAAATTGGAATGAAATTAGGACAAGTCTTTCAGATAATCCAGAACTAGAAAACCCTATTGTAAATAATCCTTGGACAGCCATTTTGAGCGGTACCTGGAAAGATGCCCTATTTAAAGAAGAAGTAGCATCAATATCAGTAGATGGAGAGCAGGTATATCAATCACTATTTGGAATTTCTAGAATAGTTACTAGAGATACTTCTTTACTATCTGTCAATTCTGATTCATTTAGAATACTAAGTGATGCAAATTGGACACTCTATGAAGGAAAGGTTGTGTAATTGTATTTGCTATGGTACAATTATGTATATGAAAAAGCCACAAAACCCAAAAGATGGTAATAGTAAGTTAACAGTTCTACAAAAACAACAAAGATATGGCCTATATGTATGGCAAATGGATCACAATGGAAGAGCATTTGGAGATGGAAGAGGCAACGTTATGAACATCCCAGGTGATCAATACGATTTAGCAAAGATGGCTAAGGTAAAAGAAGCAGCACATCACTATGGAGCACCAGCAGGAAAAGTTATTTTTATGCCAGGAGTAAGAAGAATTTCAGACATGGAACATTCAGAACAACTGGGTAGAATGAAAGAAGGATACATTGCTAGTGAAACAGACATTGGAGCATGGATGGATGCAGAGAAAGGTTTAAAAGCAAATGGAGAATGAGCAATTAGAATCTATTGCAAGAATAGATAATTTAGACAAAATGGAAAAATCTATCAAGTCAGATGACTTTATGATAGATGCTGAAATAGCAAAATCTTATGACGGACTAGATAGTAACTTTAAAAGAAGAGCGTCTAGAAACTTAAATAAAGCCTTTATGGGGCAAGAAGATAGTGGATCAAAGCAACTATTCCCTGAAATGGATCTTGTCACTGCCTATGGCCTTTATGACGTTGTTATACCACCATACAACCTAGACGAATTAGCATACTTTTACGAAAACTCATTTGCTAACCATGCTGCCGTTAATGCAAAGGTATCAAACATAGTAGGACTTGGATACTCTTTTGAAGTAACAGATTCCACAATGGCAAGACTTGAAGATGCAGATTCAGAAGAATCTTTAATGAGAGCACAAAGAAAAATTCAAAGATCAAAAGCATCTATGGCTGAATGGTTAGAAAGTTTAAATGACGAAGACACATTTAGTCATATCCTAGAAAAAGTATACACAGATGTTGAATCAATCGGAAATGGATATATTGAAATTGGACGTAAGGTAAATGGAGATATTGGTTATATCGGACATATTCCAGCCACAACAATCCGTGTTAGACGTTTACGTGATGGATACATTCAGATTGTAAATCAACGAGTTGTATTCTTTAGAAACTTCCAAGGTACAGAAGATCAAAACCCTATAACCACAGACAGAAGACCAAACGAATTAATCCACATTAAAAAGTACTCACCAAAAACATCATACTATGGTGTTCCAGATACCGTAGCAGCCGCAACCTCAATGGTTGGAGATAATTTAGCGGGTAAGTATAATATTGATTACTTTGAAAACAAAGCAGTTCCAAGATATATAGTATCCCTAAAAGGTGCAAAACTATCTGTTGATGCAGAAGATAAGTTATTTAGATTCTTGCAATCAGGACTTCGTGGTCAAAACCATAGAACACTTTACATTCCACTTCCTGGAGATAGTCCAGATAATAAGGTAGAGTTTGATATGAAAGCCATTGAAAGTGGTATTCAAGATGGATCATTTGAAAAGTATCGTAAATCAAATCGTGACGATATCTTAATGGCTCATCAAGTTCCATTCTCTAAAGTGGGTGGAGGTGCTGGGGTATCAACTTTTAAAGAACAAGTGGCTAGACCAGCACAAAGAAACCTTGAAAAGGTTATTAATAAAATCGTTAAAGAAGAAACAGATATGCTACAATTTAAACTTAACGAACTAACTCTGACAGACGAAGTAACACAAAGTCAGATTGACGAAAGATACCTACGTATGCAGGTATTAGTTCCAAACGAAGTTCGTGAAAGACTTGGGTACCCTGTTCGTCCAGGTGGTCAAGAACCAATAGTTCTAGGTTCACAAGCAAGGGCTGAGATAGCAGCACAAACAAGTGGAAATAGAATGAGGGATCAACAAAGAACAGATAACGCAAGCGACTCTGTATCAACCACGTCTGGCAGAAATGCACAAGGCCAAGGTAGATCAAGTCAATAGTTGTTATAAACTTTAAAGATCCTTAAAACACATTATATAATGGAACTAGTATGACTAACATGCATAAAGCATTTTGGCACTCAGAAAAAGACAACATAACGCTGTCTATGCCAATTGCAAAAGTAGACAAAGAACGCAGAATCGTTTCAGGTTTTGCAACACTTGATAATGTCGACAAACAAGCAGACATTGTGCCAACAGACGTTAGCCTAAAAGCCTTTGAACGCTTTCGTGGCAATTTAAGAGAAATGCACATGCCAATTGCAGTAGGCAAGGTTGTGTCTTTTAAATCAGATCAATTTTATAACAAACAAGAAGAAAAATTTTATAATGGGGTATACGTAGATGCATACATTTCTAAAGGTGCTCAAGACACTTGGGAAAAAGTTCTTGACGGTACTCTTACTGGTTTTTCTATTGGTGGCAGTATCAACGATTCAGACAAAGCGTACAACTCCGAAATGGATAAAGAGATTCGTGTTATTAAGGACTATGACCTCCATGAACTCTCATTAGTAGATAATCCTGCTAATCAATTCGCAAACATTCTTTCAATTCAAAAAGCCGCAAATGGTGTAAACACTGTTGAGGGTATGATCACAAAAACATTATTTGAAAATGTTTACTGGTCAAAAGAATATCAAACAATTAGACTTTCAAAAGAAGAAGATCCTCGTAATGATGAAACCTGGGTTGGTTTCGTAGAATCAAACGATGTAGATAAGGTTTCTGTGATAAAAGGTTTACTTAAGTCACAGGACACAGAACTTGGAAAAACATCCAAGACTGATCAAATTAATAAAGGAGGGAAGAATATGGCAAAAAAAGAACAAGTTGAAGCAACAGAAGTTGTTGCAGAAACAAAAGTAGAAAAATCTGTAGATACAGAAAGTGAGACTGTCGTTGTAGACGAAATTGTAAAGTCTGATAGTCCAGAAGAAACACCTGCTGCTGAAGCACCTGCTGCTGAAGAAGCACCTGTTGCTGAAGAAGCACCTGCTGCTGAAGAAACACCTGCTGCTGAAGAAGCACCTGTTGTAGAAGAAGCAAAAGAAGTTTCTGAAGAAGTTGTTAAATCTGAAAATACAGAAGCCACTCCTGCACAAGAAGTTGCACAAGTTGACTTAGCAAAGGCTGTTGAAACAGTACAAGCATCTGTTAACGAAGTTAGCAAGTCCGTTGTAGCAGCAGTAGAAGAATTAGCAGCAGCCGTTAAATCAATTAACGACAAAGTTGCTGAAATGACAAAAGGCATTGAATCAGTTAAAGAGGAAGTTACTGGTGTAAAAAACAATGTTGAAGAGTTTGGAAAGCGTGTCGATGCAGTAGAAGATGACACAGCGGTCCGTAAATCTGGCGACCTCGGCGGGGTCGTACAGCAAAAAATACAAAAAAGGTCGATGTGGGGCGGGCGTTTCCTCAATTCCGCTGATCTATATCGTTAAATTCACTGGGAGGTGAAAAAAATATGTCAGAAGAAATTTTAAATAAGGCGGCTGTAACAGGAGTTATTGCTTCAGGAGGTATTGGCGGTGTTAGCACCCCAGCATCAGAACTTGGACCAGTAGGAACCGCAAAACCAGCAGATGGTGGTGGTATCTTAAATCCAGAACAGTCACGCCAATTTATCGAATACATCTTTGAACAACAAGTTCTTGCTCGTGATGGTCGCCGTGTAACAATGCGTGGCAACACAGCAGAATTAGAAAAGATGAACGTTGGAGAACGTGTAATCCGTGCTGCTGCTCAAGCAGATGCGGCATACACAAATGCTGGAGTTACTTTCACAAAAGTCGAAATTACTACAAAGAAAGTTCGTCTTGATTGGGAAGTATCATCTGAAGCACTAGAAGATAACATCGAAGGTGCAGCATTAGAAGATCATTTAGTTCGTACAATGACTCGTGCATTTGCAAACGATCTTGAAGATCTTGCAATTAACGGAACAGGTGCAGGCTCAAATACTTTCCTTAACATTTTGGAAGGTTTTGTTGCTAAAGAAAATAATGGTCACAGTGCCACTTACGGAACAGATATTGAAGACTTACAAGCACTTGTGCTTGCAATGCCACGTAAATATCGTGCTTCTCGCTCAGCAATGAAGTTCTATGCTGATACCGAAACAGTAGCAGCAATCATTAACGGTCTTGGTTCAAGTGGTAACTTAAACACTGAAAGAATCGTAGAACGTGTTATCGATGGTGCAGCACCTCAAACAATTGGTGCTCCAATTCAATACCGTGTTCTTGGTCTTCCATTAGTTGAAGTTCCATTGATGCCAGCAGGATTCGTATCATTGACATTCCCAGAAAACCGTATTTGGGGATTCCAAAGAGACGTTACTGTTCATCGTGAATTCCAACCTAAGAAAGATACAGTAGAATATACTACTTTCTTGCGTTTTGGTGTTCAAATTGAAGAAGAAGACGCAGTTGCTTACATGCAACAATAGTTCTCTTCAGAACAACTCGAAGGGGGGACACGTAAAAATGTCCTCCCTTCAACTATTTTATAAATGATATAATAAACTTGGAGGATATTATGTACGAATCTAATAATAAAGTTGCTTTATATATTGAAAATGCAAGTCTCAGTGATAAAGAATTAGGAAAATTAGTTCGTGGATATAATATTGTTTCAGAAGAACTTGCAAGTAAATGGGTAGAAAAAAATAATAAAGTTAGAATTGCTACCCCACAGGAGGTAGCCGCCGCTTACGGCGTATAATATGGAAATATTAAGACATACAGACACAACAAGTTTAGTAGCAAGTTTTCAAGTTTCATCAAGTGCAGTTCATACATTAGAGTATGACGACCTAATTACAGGACAATCTTATTCAGCATCAGCAACGCCATTGTATGGCAGTGTTTCTTTTACCCTTAACAATAAGTACCTAACCTATACAGGAAACCTTGTAGCGTCAGTTAAGAACGCTTCTGGAGATACTGTAGTATTAACCAACATAGATGTGGTTAGACCATATTGCAATACAGACAACGTAGCCGCAGCATTAGATATAACTGACGGTAGCGAATTAGACTATGAAAGAATAGCAAGATATATTATAGATTCTCAAACACAAGGATTTCCTTTTGTAAGAAAAGAAAAAGAGGTAGTTGGTAATGGATCAGACTATCTACCAGTTGATGAAAAGATTTATAAGATTTATAAGGTTTATCAAAATGGATATTTGTTGTTTGATTCAACATCTCAAACAAATGAAGTAAATTTCTTGATAAGCAAAGATGGAACATCCATTATCTCAATAGATCCAGAGGTACCAGAGAATAAGATTAATTACAAACAAGTATGGAGAGAAAGATATTTAGATGCAGATTTTAACGAAGGATCAGAGTACATAATTGATGGAGATTTTGGTTGGAAGGTTATCCCTCAAGATGTACAGGAAGCGTCAGAACTATTAATTCAAGACATGAAAAACAATACTCTTCAATATGTTAATAGATACATAGAGTCATTCGACAATGATGATTATAAGATTAAGTTTGCTAAGGGTGCTTTAACAAATACAGGCAATGTTATAGTAGATAAAATCTTGGAGAAATACAGAAATAGAATTCGCCTCGGGGTGTTGTAAATGCTGCCTAATGCAACAGGTGGGTTAAACGATATAATGTTCCCAATGACTGCAGATATATATTATGCAGATACAAAACAATTAGATTATGGCAATGTTGCAAAAACTTGGGTATTTGATAGAACTGTAAAATGTTCAGTTATTACAGAACAGTCTGGAGATCTTATTGGAGAATTAAAAACAAAAGGAACTGACTTTGTTTATGACTCTAGTAATTTTTTTAGAACACCAGAAGATTTAAGAAAGAAGTCTAATGGCAAGTATTATCCAATAACTTCTATATCTATTACAAATATTAAAGATGCTTCAGGAACTCCTGTGTGGATTAATGGTTCTAACAAACCAAATTCAACAGATCCAGTAAGCACAAAGTATGAGGTAAAAACAATTGTTCCTACATTTAACTATGACAATACATTAAGATACTTAAGAGTATTTATAAGCAAGTCTCAAAATCAAAGGTGGGAATAATGAAAGTTAAACTAGATGCTTCTGACTTAATCTCTACCTTAAGAAATACTGTTCAATACTCTGAATCATTTTTAAAAGAAGTAAAAAGAAGCGAGCCTAAAATAACTCAAAAACTTGCAGATACTTCTATTGTTGCTTTTTATGAATACATGGATGGGTTAGCAAGATCTCACCCTGGTATGTTTCATCACGTATACGAATGGGGACAAGTAGGAGATCCATTTGGAAGACTTTATGAACTAAATAGAACCTTAGCAAGAAACAATGCTACTATCAATGCAGACTTCTTATCATCAGAATCTATTTCACCAAATGGAACACAACCATTCTATGACAAGGCTCAAATTATGGAAGAAGGAAGCCCTGTCATAATAAATGAAAAAGATGCTTCTGTTTTATTCTTTGAAATTAATGGAGAAGAATTTTTTAGACATGGCCCTATTTATATAGCAAATCCTGGTGGAGGAGAAACAAGGGGAGCATTTCTTAAGGCCTATAATGATTTTTATAAGTTTTATTTCTCTAACTTTTATTTAAAGTCTATAAGGTTTTATGAACACTTTAATACCCCTCAAGAATTTATTAAGAACTTTAGATCAGCAGTTAAAAGCAAAAGTGGTGCTGCTTCAGCAGGTCGTAAAATGGCTTTATCATGGATTGAGTCAGCCCCAGGAGATACAGTATGAAAATTTATAGACCAGAAAATATAATTAATAGATATGTTTGGGAACAGTTTAAAACTCAAGCCCCATCGTTCTACAACCTTTATCCACCAACAGTTGGTGCCGATGACTTTATTCCATTCTTTCCAGCGGGTACAGGAAATATACCTCCTGAAATTATAGAGAATGATTTACCATACATAGTATTCGATAAGTTCACTAAAGTTAGAACTGGTAAATACAAATATTTTTATCCTGTAAAAAGTGAACAAATGAGATATACCATTTATGGTGGATCCCTTTATGGCAATGCTGCCAATGGATCCGATAGATATGGTGTAACAATAAACTTAACTAGTCTTATTAGTGCTATCTTGGATAGAGAAGATGCAGCAGCAGAAGATATCAATACCTTCTCAAGAACGTTAACAGACTATACTGATGCAAACTACAATGAACTATTCAGATACAGATTCCATTGCATAAACGTCTTTCAATCGGGGTATGCAGAAACTCAACAAGATGTATCCAATCTAATGGAATATAAACCCTCTAGAGACCTTATTATTAAATATGATTATCATTCAAAACAATATAATGAGTCATAAAACCACGATATAATTAGAGTGAGGAAATCGCCCCACTTTTCCTATAAAATAAGGAAGGTGAAAAAAATATATGGCAACATTAGGTAATAGCAATCAAATTATCGTAGGTGCAGCACAGATATTCGTATCTACAGCAGGTGCTCTTGAATATGTACCAAATTCAGGATCAGGATCTGCAGCAGTATACAACTTTGGTTCAGGTTCCGTAACAGGAATTCCAAATTTCGTATCTGGAACACGTTACGCAGATACACTTGAAGCAAATGCAAACTACAGAAACGTAGGTTACACAATGAATGGTTTGGAATTACAATTCCAACCAGACTTTGGTGAAGTTCAAGTAGATCAACTACTTGACGTAGCAAAACTTTACAAGCAAGGTATGCAAGTTAACATGGTTACAGCATTCGCTGAAGCCACACTTGAAAATCTTCTTGTATCTATTGCAGGTAACAATGCAGATCTTTCAAATGGAGCAACACAAGACACCTTAGTTCTAAACTCAGGTGAACTTGGTGCAGTTCCAGTTGAACGTGCACTTATCGCAGTTGGTCCAGGTTCTGGAGATCCAGAAGCAACAGGAGCAACAGCAGTAGAAAGAGTTTATGTAGCACACCGTGCATTGTCAATCGACAATGTTACAGTTTCTGCAAAGCGTGACGAACCTTCAATGTTTGAAGTTTCATTCCGCTTACTACCAACAGCAAATGGTTCATACGGTAAAATCGTAGACCGTGTAGTTGGCTAGTAACAACTTCATATACACTTAGCCCACTCCCTTTTGGGGGTGGGTTTTGTGCTATAATTTTAGTATATCCATAGGAGGATAAATGGCAACAAGTGTCTATGAAGTCGTAGAAATTGAACTAATTGACGGTACAAAATTAAGTCTAAGACCTTTAAGAATTTCTCTATTAAGAGATTTTATGAAAAAGTTTCAAGGCTTAGATAATATAGAAGTAGCATCTGATAATGATAAATCAATGGATTTGTTGATGGATTGTATTACAATTGCAATGCAACAATACAATGCAGAATTAGCAGATAAGAAAAAACTTGAAGATTTAGTAGATCTTCCAACAGTTTATAAAATTATTGAAATAGCCTCGGGGGTCAAACTCAATGACCCAAATTTACTAACGGCAGCGGCGGCGGCTCTAAGTGGTCAGAACTAGACCTCGTTGCCATAGAGTCTGAGGTATTTCTTCTTGGTAATTGGAAAGATTATCAGGAATTGGAGGACAGATTATCAATGCCTGAACTAGTGGCTATTCTCGAAGCAAAGAGAGAACAAGACCATATCACTAGAAAGTTTTCAGCAGCCCTTCAGGGTGTTGACATTGATAAAAACAAAGTTTCCAACAATGAATGGGAAAGTCTCAAGGCTAAAGTTTATAGTAAGGGACAAACTACTAATCCAAATGACATAGTAGCGTTGCAAGGTAGTGCCGCAAAACGTGCTGGATTTGGAATAGGACATGGCCTAGACTACGAGGTGATTAAATAGTGGTTGATGCACAGGCCAACATTAGGGTCAATCTTGATTCGGGTCAAGCACTTGCAGAATTAAAAGCCTTAGAAAAACAAATACAGTTTTTCAATAAAAGCATTATTCAAGGATCTGCAGAAGCAGCAAGAATTCAAAATGAATTTTCTTCTAGTTTAATCCATAACATTAATGCTACTGGTAAATTTACTGCCTCAATGGGTAAGGTACATACAGAAACTGAAAGATTTACTAATGCCCTTGAAAAGAATAAATTATCTGCTAGAGAATACTTTAGATATTCTATGGCTTCCACAAAGTCTTTTGGAAAACTCTTTGGTAAAGAATTTGGAACTATTACAAAGGTTGCAGAAGAAAGAGTAAAACTATTACAGACTAGACATATTGAATTAGGTCGTGCCGCAGACGGTGCTATGAGAGCAGTTAAAATTGTTCCTAACTCTCTTGATTATTCCAAGCCTATTACTCAAATGCAACTTGCTATTCAAAAGCAACAAATTTTTAATAAACTATTAGATGCAGGAACAACTAAACTTTTAAACTTTGGTAAGAACACTCAATGGGCTGGCCGTCAGTTGATGGTTGGTTTTACTATCCCTCTTACAATTCTTGGTAGTACAGCAATTAGAACATTCAAAGACATGGAAACCCAAGCCATTAGATTTAAAAAAGTATATGGAGATATTTTTACAACAACAGGAGAAACTAATGCTGCTTTAGAAAGCATTAAAAAACTTGCAGTAGAATACACAAAATATGGAGTATCAATTACAGATACTATTAAAATGGCTGCAGATGCAGCGGCTGCTGGTAATTCTGGAGCACAACTAGAGAGCGTTGTTTCTCAAGCAACTAAACTTTCAGTACTAGGTGGAGTAGCACAAGATCAAGCACTTGAAGCAACAATAGCAATTCAAAACGCATTTGGTGCAACAGGAAAAGAATTAGATAAAACAATAAACTTTTTAAACGCCGTAGAAAACCAAACAGTAGTAGCCCTTGATGACATTACTCAGGCTATTCCAAAAGTTGCACCAGTTATTCAACAACTTGGTGGAGACATTAAAGATTTAGCATTATTCATGGCCGCAATGCAAGAGGGTGGCGTTGGAGCCGCAGAAGCCGCTAACGCACTAAAGTCTGGTCTTGCATCTTTAATTAACCCAACCAAAGCAGCAACCGAAATGGCTGGACAACTTGGAATTAATTTAAACGCTATAGTAAATCAAAATGCTGGAGATTTAAAAGCGACAGTAATGACATTTGCTACCGCACTACAACCACTTGATGATTTAGCAAAAGCAAGATTAATTGAAACTATTTTTGGTAAATATCAATTTGCTAGACTTTCTACATTATTTGAAAACGTTGCTAAAAGCGGAACTCAAGCAGCAAGAGTAATGCAACTTGCTACTTCTTCAACAGAAGAACTTGGAATTATGGCAGAGCGAGAATTGGGGTTAACGGCAAATTCAGCAGCAGTAAAATTTCAAGCATCTATTGAAAAATTAAAAGCAGCACTTGTTCCAGTTGGTCAAGCATTTGCAGAAGCACTTACTCCAATTATAGAATTTGCTACAAAAGCATTGAATAAATTTAATTCATTTTCAGAAGGAACCAAAAAAGGAATAGTTACCTTAGTAGCAGTTATTGGTGGTATAGGTCCAGTACTTTTGATGAGTATAGGTTTGATTGCAAACGGTATTGCAAATATAGGAAAAGGTATAAACTTAGTTCGTAGAGGATATCAATCTTTAACTAGTGGTGGGCAAGAACTTGGATTGTCTACACAATATTTAAGCAATGAACAATTAGAAGCCCTATCAGTAGCAAATAACTTACATAATGTTCACGAAATTTTAACTGATCAATTTGCATTAGAGGCAACTGCTTTAGCAAACTTAACTACAGTTTATAGACAAGCAAATGCAGCAGCAACAGCCTTTGCTTCAAGTAATCCACAATTTTTTGCACAAGGTGCAGCAGGTAAATTACAAAATCCTAGATTTGGAAAACGTATGGCTAAAGGTGGATGGGTTCCAGGAACTGGAAATAAAGATAGTGTTCCAACTGTTTTGATGCCTGGAGAATTTGTTGTTAATAAAAAAGCAGCCCAGTCTAATTCTCAAACACTTGAATCAATGAATAAAGGTGGACAAGCCTACAGATCACAAGGTACTCCTGCTTTTGGAAATTTTGTTGGTAGAAGTAATGGTTCAGTTTCTAGACAAACTGACTCTGTTTCTTTGGTAGGACATTTACAAACTTCTGGATTACATTTAAGACAAGGTACAACAAAAGATAATGGAGCATATAGATATGCTGGTTATACAATGCTTGGTAATCAATCATTTAATCAATTAACACAAAATCGTGCAGCAGATATTAGACCAATTATGGGCGGTAGTGATGTAGAAGGTTATCCTATGTTTAGAAAAGAAGCAAAAGATATAGCATCACTCATTAGAACAAAAAAAGATTTAACTATAAATGAAAAGGTAGCATTAAAAGTATTAGAAGCAGAATTAAAACAGTTCCCAAGTGATAAGGCTTGGCAAGGTGAGATGTCTAGAAGATATGCTCTTAACGCTGTTGCTGCTGAAGGATTAGATCCAACTTCTCCACAAGCAAAAGCATTAATGAAAGAGTTGGATGATAGTTTTAAAAAGGCTTCTTCTTCATCAAGAAATTCAAACCAATTAACTGAAAGATTATATGCAAATGCTGATGACCTATGGGCAAAAGGAGTTCTTGGAGACAAAGGTATGGGCGTTAAATCAAAAATGCTTCCACATAAAACATATAGAGGTATGCCACTTGTACAATTACTTGGAATGTTAAATGATCCAAACTTAGTTAGAGCACAAGGAAAATATGGACTTACTGTTCCTAAATTCTTAAATCCAAAATATGATAATGCTGGAAACTTAGTTAGTGTTTTAGATATGCCTATGAAAAAACAAACTGCTGGAGTAACAACTACTTCACCAAGTCTTGGATCAAGGGCAAGATCAGCATCTCAAAAGCCATCATTAAAATTTGGTGCACTTGCAGCACTTGGAGCAACAGCAATTGGAACTGCAGCACAAGCAGCACAACGTCAAACTGGAACGCCTTCATATGGAGAACAAGGTGTTACTCCAGCAATGTTAACTCCTGGAGAGTTTGTAGTTAATTCTAAATCTGCACAAAAATTTGGGCCACAGTTACAAGGTATGAATCAAGGTGGCATGGTTTACAGAGCAGATCCAAGTGGACCAGGGTATGATTTTAAAGTTACAGATAGAAGATCATCTGCTCAAGGTATTAATAATATATCCTCACAATCAAGTGTTGTTAAATCTTCAATGGGACAATCTTTAGGTTCTGCAACTAGCACAATAAGTAGTGCTGGTAAAAAAGTTGTTGAAAGATTAACTACAGCATTAGAAAAAAATAGAACAGTAGTTGATAAAAATACAGAAACTTTAGATGATGGAACTAAACAATCAGGAAGAATAGCAGCAAGACAAAGAATGTCAAGGGGAGCAAATACTGCTGGAATGATTGGATTTGGAATTAGTGGTGCAGCAATGGCTGTTGGTATGATGAGTAAAGATGAAAAAACACAACAACTAGCAAACAACATATCTTTTGCTTCAGGAACAATTGGAAGTCTTGCAATGGCAATTCCTATGCTGATGAATCCTTTAGTAGCAATGACTGTAGCACTTATTGGAATTCCAGCATCATTACTTTTGATGAAAAAGTCAGTAGACAATGCTAGAAAAAATGGTTACGAATTTGCTCAATCAATGAGCAATACTTCAAAAGATTTAGAAGCAATGGGTGAAATGACTGGTAATATTTCTAGATCAGAAATAGCACAAAGACAAAAACAAAATAGACTTTCTCCAATAAATCCACTTAAGAGTGATTTTGGAGATACTTTTATTACTTCTGATTTGGGTAAAAAATTATTATCACAAACATCAGAGTTAACTAAAAATAATTTTGGTGCAAATAGTGCAGAAATAATTGGATCTAAATTAGCAGACTATGTGGTAGAAGGATTAGTTGATCCAGCACAAGCACAGAGCATAGCAGAAGCAATAGGATTTTCTTTGGGTAGCGAAGATATAGCATTAAATATTAATGGAAAACTTCAAGAAATTATTGGTATTAATGGAAATGATTTATATAAAGATCCATTGGAAGTAAGGATAAGATTAATTCAAGAGTCTACTGCAATAAATCAAGATTTTGTAAACAGTATTGAAACTCAATTAAGCAAAGTTGATGCAGAACAAGTTTGGTCAGATAGCGGATTTTATAATTTTTCTGGAATAGGTTCAAGTTTAGGTAAAGCAATTAAGGGAGAAGAAAGAGATTTATTAAAACTTGGTGATCTTTTGCTTGGTACAAACATGTTTAAAGATAGACAGGTTGCAAAACTTGCTGGTCAACAACTTGGGTATAATCAATCATTACTTCAAACTTCACAAAAAGCATTAGATACATATAATAGTCAAACAGATGTTAAGAGACAAGAGTTTATTGAACAAGAAAAGATT